TCAGTCCTTCTCCTCCTCTTCCTGATCATCGTCCAGAAGGTTGATGGCGCTCTCGGCGAGAAGCCTTTGATTCGCCGCCTTGGTGTACCGGGTCACCTCCTTAGAGGTGGTGTGACCGGTCACCGACATGATCTGCTTTTCGGTCGCGCCGCGCTCCGCCAAGCGCACTGATGCTGCCTTGCGCAGGCCGTGAGCGCTGCAATGCGGCAGGCCTGCAGCATCGCACTGATCGCGGAACCAGTTGCCGAAACCGGCCGATGTGAAGCCTTTGTTGAAAGCGGTGACTAGGAACGTCAGATCTCCCACTGGCGAAGCATCGATGATGCGCTGCAGCTTCGGGTGGATCGGTATCTCCAGCGTGATCGGCTTGCGGTTCCGCCCCTTGAACTGGGTGAACTTCAGGCTTCCGTTGCTGATGTGCTGTCGGCCGAACTGGACGATATCGCTTCTGCGCTGGCCGGTGTAGAGCATCAAAGCCAGGGCGAGGCGTGCCTTGGTGCCGATCGGGTGCGCGGCCTCGAAGGCGGCAATTTCTTCCTCCGTCCATGAATGAAAGCCGTCGCCCTGCTGCGGGAAGTAGGCCACGTCGCGTGCAGGGTTGTTCGGCATCAGCTCAACATCGGGCTTGCAGGCCCAGGATAGGACGGCGCGCAGAGCCTTGATGCGGCTGTTGGCCGCCTCTGGCGTCTCCGCCTTCCTGTCTCGAATCACTCGCACGGCTTTCGCCGTGAACGCCGACAGCGGCATATCCTCGTACAGCCGCTTGCTGTCTTTCTTGAGGGGTTCGGCCCACATGTGCTCGATGATCAGCTTACGCACATGGCGGGTGCGCTGATCGAGACGCTTGTATTCGGCGGACTGGAAGTATTGCTCGCAGAGCCACCGGAAGGTGTTCTTGGTGGACAGCTTCGGGCCTTTGGGCTCGGCATCACCTGTGCCGTTCAACGCCTTGTAATAGGCCTCGTTGAACTCGTCGCTTCCCGGCACGCCCGGCAGGCGCACCTTCTTCTGGCCGCGCCTCCGGAAGTAAAAACGCTGCACTCCATCGGTGTTATCTTCTACGACGTATTTCTTGGCGAACTTCTTTGGCATCAGACCTCCACTGACCAGTCATCCGCGTCGTCGGGATCTCCACCGGGCAGACGCGTGAACGCCCGGTCAAGCGCTAGGCGGTCCCAGATCGTGCGGGCGTTCGCCTTCTTCGGCTTCGGCATTCTGCCATCGCCTACCATTTCGTCAAACAGGCTCGCCGATACGCCGACGTAAGCCGCGGCCTGTTCTCGCGCGAGGCCGCGTGGTGGCAACGAAATCGGGAGAACCTCAGCGCGCTGCGCTCTCATCTCGACCTTCCTTGTTTTTGCGGATCGCGTTTCGACTGGTGATCATCCGATACCCGTCCATGAACCTCACCTCACAGCTATTCATGCTGCCGCGCGCTAGTACTTCGCAGGGCTGCCCCTTTCGCCCCTGGCGATCCCATCGATAGACATAAGGCAGCGGCGTCATTCGACAGCTCCCAGCTTCGGTTGCGGCGATGGGGATACGGCTAAGGCAGCCGCCAGCATCGCGTTGACATCCACGATTGTCACGGCGTTGCCCCGGCCGCGGTCGTTAAGGGCTTTGCATGCCGCGTGCCGCATTTCATCGGAGATGACAAGATGGGCGGAAAGGCCGGCAAACGGATTGCTCATGAAGCCATTCTCGATGCCGTAGATCCAAGCCTTCAAGCAATGTTCTGCTGCCCGCCGTGCTTCGCTTGGGTCGCAGGGCATGCCGCTCGTCCGGCAGACACCGTCAGCGTCGGCGCATTCTCTGCACCTGCTTCCATAGTGAAGAGCATAGTCGATTGGATCAAACATCGCGTTCTCCTTCTGTGGCGGATGGTTCGATGTAAGCCGGATCGACATTCCTGCTGATGTGAGCAATCAGGTCGTTGTCTTCGCCTTCGATTTCGACGCCATAGTTCTCGAACATATCGAGGAGCTGCTGGCAGTAGCCGCGCAGGGTAACCGGATCACTCTCCAGCACACCTGCCGGCGGAACGGTAGTGTCAGCAAAATACAGATCGACCGGCTGCACCAGCAGCGCAGAGCGAGCTTCCCTGCTAGTAACTCCGCCCCAAAAGGCATCACCGCTGTCCATGCAGTAGACGTCAGGACCACCGATCACTGCCCACTCAACCTTGCCGTTGCCAACGTCCTTACCGGACATGGCTCCGTATTCTGTCTTGAAACCCAGGCTGCCCTCAAACAGGAAGGGGCCGGGAGGGCATTCAGCCAGCGTGACGGCGTTCCCATCTACCGCCATGTTGATCTGCGGTGGAAGCAAAGCGCCCCGCAAATGCGTCTGGCGAGCGGGGAGGTTCTCGGCGAAGTTGCGCACCATCTTTGCGAAGTAGTCGCGGTTCTCGATAGGCTCGTGCCCATCACACCACGGGCCACCGCTGGCTGGCCGTTCTGCTTCTCCGATCTGCTTCGCGAGGGCTTCGAAGTCGTTCCCCACCACATGCGACTCGGGTGCTGGGGGTGCAGCGAAAACCGGAAAGGCGCGGGGGTCGTTCTCGTCGCTGATCCACATCGCGCCAAGCGGCACCTGCCGCACCGGCACGTTTTCGCCGTTGCGCAGCCATGCTACCGGCTCTTGCTGCTCGGGAGCTTCCTCGAAGGCGTTGCCCGCGCCAATGGAGACTACCTGTCCGAACTGCGTCTCGTAGTGGTGCGGGTTTCCCTGCAGCTTGCGCAGGTTGCCACGGAAAACGACGGTGAAGCAGTCGTCATCTGCCGCCAGATTGGTGATTGGCGGGAGGGGGTCACAAGCCCCCTCCCTAGCAGTCCTTCCGGTTATGGTACGGTTTCCCGGCGACTGCTTGTCGGCAAAGTTCTCGTGGACGCCTGGGGTGGGCTGGCGCGTCATGGCCTTCCCTCCATCGCCGCGACATGCATGGAGATGCGCGGCAGGCTGATGAAGCGGATGGTCGAGCCGCCGTATTCCGACGTCGTCACCTTCTTTTCGAGGACGAGCTTCGGGATGCCGCAGGGCTTGTAGTTGCGGCGCGGCTCCTTGCGCGGCGCGATCTTGAGCGTGATCAGCCGGCGCCTGACGCATTCCTGCGTCACGCTGTAGCGGCTGGCTATCTCGGCCTGCGTCATGCCCTGGCGGACGTCTCTTGCGAGCACGATGTCGTCGGGAAGCTTGCGATTGTTGGCGGTCATGGTCGGATCCCGTTGAGCTGGTGAAAGGTGGCGCGCGGGCTGGTCACCCCTTCACGCGCTTGATCTTGGTGATCTTCGCGTCGGAGCGTTCCTCGGCCTTCTCGCGTGCGGCTTCCGGGGTCGGCGCGGTCACGTCGAGCTTGGTGTCGTCGGCGAAGTGGACGCGGAAAAGCGTGTCAGCCACGGCTTGCCTCCCTGTCCGCCATGCGGCGGTTGAGCAGGTTGCGGAGGTCACGGCTCTCGTTGAGGGCACCATCGGCCGTGAGCAGGTGGAAGAGCGCGCCTTCCGCCGCCTGAGCTGCTTCCCGCAGGCGTTCCTCGGTCACCAAGCCACCGCGGCGGGCGGCGGCCAGGTGGTTGCCCAGGTCGTCGAGAAACTTCTCGGCGGCGATCAGCTCCTGCTCCAGGAAGGAAAGGCTTTCGGTGCGCGGTGCGCGGGGATTGCCCGGGAAGAGATGGACCGTGGCGCTCATGACAGCACGTTCCAGGTCTGCATGCCGATCAGGCTGATGACGGCGATCAGCAGAAGGCCGGTCATGCCGTCATAAATGGGGCCGCGTGCGTCCTCGAGCTGCTTGCGGAATGTGCCGAGGTTCTTGCGGCGCGCCTCAAGCTCGGGGCTTGCGGAATGCATGGGGGTGATTTCGATCAATGCTGGTTTCACGGCTGGCTCCATCATCCGTTTCGGACGCCGCCACGGGGGTACCCTTCAAGGGCGTGGCGGCCGCCGATACGGATCAGGCAGCCTGCGGAGCCGGAACCTGTCGCGTGCTGCGCCGGGTGGCGATCGAACGCGCGTCATCGACGACGGCTTCGAGTTCCTTGGCGGTGATACCGAGGGCGGTCTGGATGTCGGATGCCGTGCATCCCTCGCCCAGGCGGCGCATTGCTTCCGCAACACAATCGACCTGCTCGGAACGGTCACGGCAAAGGTGCCAGGCGTTGTGATTGTTGACGTTCATGTCGTTCCTCATCGGGTTGGCCCAGCCCACTGCGGTGGCCGGATGAGAAATAGGTACAATATGCCCCTATTGACGTCAACAATAAAATGGGGGCAATGTGCCCCTACATGCGTTAGCAGGAGTTAATAGGTGCCGAACGCACCTGCCGGAGCGAATCATTGGAATGGCTCAGAGGGATGTCACGGTGATGACTATGGATGCGGAAACCGCTCAGTGGATCGCCCTCACTGTCGGTCAGGTTGGATTGCTGGGCGTTGCCTTCAGTCTTCTGGTCACCAGTATGTCCTTGTGCCGGACAATGTCGGCCCTCGCTTCGAGGATCAAGATTGTGGAAACTCGTCTCGTTAGCCTGGAGATCGAGCTCGGCCCCAGATCGGATGGCGAGGAAGAATTTGAGAAATTTGCGCGTGGCGAGCTGGATAAATTCGTCTCGTCGTCGCCGGTGGTGGTCAGGTCGCTAAGCGAGCATGAGCAGCTTGACGATACCGAAAAGCATAATCAGCGCGCCGACTGCATCAAGGATGTGACCAGCTAGGCACGGAATGCGCGGATGACCTTCATAAACGGTGAGGCCATCACGATAGCTCCGGAATGGGTGGTTCATAAACTCGCCGACACCAACAAGCACCATCCCCACTGCCATTACGAGCAGCTGATTATGATGCGCCGCCACAGCTCCGACACCAAGGGCAACTCCGGCGGCAATCAGGGCCTTGTACCATTTGTCGAGAAGCCTCAGGTCGCCCATTTAGACACTCCGGATATGTGGCTACGGTTCATGCATCACATCTCGATGATGGAACGGCGCACCCTGCCGACGACATGGACGGCGCCCTGGAACTGTGGCGGCGGCACTTCGTCATATGACGCTGGTTGGAATGGCGGGTCGTCGTTCGGGCGGTAACGCTTGTAGGTTGCTGCGCCGGTCTCGTCGGCGACAACGTAACAGGCATTGGGGACCAAACGTTTGTCGCGACGGTTCGCGAAGATGATGGAGTCCGGCGGCGAGATCTTGTTCATTGAGTTGCCATCCACCCGCAGGGCGATCCAATCGCCTTCGGGCAGATCGATAGCGGTTATCGTGGGGAACTCTGCCAGACTGACGACGGCCTGCTGTTCGCCGAGCGCACCGGCACTGACCCAGGAGATGAGCGGGACATCGGTAGTGGTGACGGGCTCCGGCGGATCTACGTCCTCCGGATTGCCTATTCCCATGAAGAGCCATTGCAGCGAGACGCCGAAAGTCTTCGCATATTTCCGCGCATCGACGATACCGAAGCTGCTCTTTCCTTGCTCGTGAGCCTTGTAGGTATTCTCGTTCCACCCAAACCGGTTGGCGAGCTTACGGTAGCCGCCAAGATCGGCTGCTTCGCGCGCGCGGCGAAGGCGGGCTGCTCTATTCTCTCGTTCTGTGCGTTCGTCGATGTTAATCATGGGGCATATTGTACCCACATGGCGAGGGGTAAATAACCTCTACGCGGGATTGACATTTGTAGGGGCATGTTGCACCTATTGCGCATGACGCACTCTGACCTCATCAATCTCTGGCCGTCCCTCACCGATTTCGCGAGCGATATCGGGGTGGGATACGAGAGCGCGAAAGCCATGCGCCGACGCTCTTCCATTCCTTCGGGATACTGGAAGTACATGGTCGCCGCGGCGGATTGCAGAGGGATCAGTGGCGTGACCTATGACCGGCTGGCTGAGATCGCCGCCGTGCCCCGGGAGGCTGCCGAATGATGCGCCTCGTTTCCCAACTTCACGAACGGAGACCGAAATGCACGCTGCCCTCTCTTCTGACGACCGGCTGGCGCGGCGGGAACTGCGCAAGGCACAGTTCGATGCGCGAACGGAGCGCCTCAAGGCGCTTGCTGGGCGCCCGCGCACGCCCGCCGAGGAGCAGGAGTGGCGAGACATCTTCTGCAAAGATCCGGGCCGCTGCGAAGCGTATTTTACCAACCGGCTCTGGGAAAGATCTAAGGCTCCTGCCTTGCCTCGTTCCTGATCTCGTCCCAGTGGCTGCCCCAGTCGTCGATGGAGCTCTCCAGGCTCTGGACGTAATCGTAGGCCGCATCCGCGCGATCCCGCAGTGGGTCGGTGTTGCCCCGCTCGGCAATTTCGCGGGTCTTGCGCGCGAATTCTTCCGCTGCGGCAAAAACGAACGTCCGCTGGTCGTGGGGCATCGTGGAGATCACGAGGCGCAGAACCTGCTCCAGCGTTTCGATCCGTCCGAGCAGGTAATCCGGCTTTTCCCGATATTTTTCGTCTTCCGTCATGTCTGTCTCTTCGGTTGTGGGTTGTTGCGGTCTCAACCGAACAGGGCGCGTGACGGAAAGCAAGCGCAGCGGGGTGCTTTTCCCCGCTGCGCACACCCTCGTTCCCCGCGCGGCTCGTCAGACGGTCGCGCCAACTGTCGCCAGGGTGGCGGACCTCTGACCCCTGGCGACCTTTCTTTCCCAGCGAGCGATCCTCCTCCCCGCTCGCTGTCTGCGCCTTGCCTCTCCTCCTCCCGGGGCGGGCGCTACCACCGGTCGGGGCCTGTGTACTGCGTGCCCCGACCGGTGATTTATCGAGGGGTCGCCGTTCATGGGTAACAGCCTCATCACCCATATCCTCTGCGCGGTCCTGCTGCTGGGCTTCATGGCCTTTCTGTTTCGCGAAATATGCCATGCGCGCGCCAAGGCGCTGATGCTGGCGGAAATCGACGATCTGCGGATGCAGGCTGTTCGCGTCTCCCGCTCCGGAAAGGAGAAGGGCTGATGTTCTTGCCAATGACATGCGGGCCTCCGTGATCTGACGGAGTGATCAATCACACTTTGCAACTCTTCCCACCACGGGAATCGCGCGGGGAATTTCCCGGCGCGGGAAACCTATTGTCTCTTGGAGATCAACAACATGGACGCTTTCCTCTATCGCATCAAAGCGGCGCAGCGAGACCTGATCGAGCGGTGCGGCGGCATCATGCGGGTCGTCGAGAAGTCCGGCTATTCCAAGTCGGAAGTCGGGCGCTGGAACAACGCTTCCGAACCTGACCTGATGCCGGTCGGGGCGATCGCCGTGCTGGAGCGAGACTGCGGGCAGGCACTCGTGACGGCGGTGCTGGCGGAAACGAACGGCCGTCGCCTTTCGGACCCTGATGCAGAGCGCCAGGCGGAAGTGAATGTGCTGACCAGCCATGCCGAACTGATGCGGCAATCGGCGGAGCTCGCCAATGCCATCGCCATCGCAATCTCAGACGGGCAAGTGACCCCGTCGGAAGCTCACAGCATCGACCGTGTGGCGTCGGCCATGGAGCGCGCCGCTTCGGACCTGCGAGCCTCGCTGGCGGCAATCAAGGCGCGCGGCGGCGAGCGTGCGGCGCTCAAGATCGTCAGCGGAGAGGCTTGAGCCATGGCGCGCGCGACACAAAGGCTGGTCGGCATCACCATCAACGTGCCGGAGAAGGCGAAGGCAACGCTTGACCGGCAGGCGGCGGCCCGTGGTTGCGCGTCATCGTTCTGGGCGGGCCAGGTCTTCGACATTGGCTTTGCTGCCATCTGCGCGCGTGAGAAATCCATGCCGATCACCGACGCGGATCTCGACGCTATTGCCGGCGCGACCTTGCTTCTCTGGGCGCGCGGCGAATGGGACACTGCCTCGATCGCCAAGGCGCTCGGCGTTCCGGAGGCGACAATATCGAAGATCCTCGATGGGTGGCGTGAATACAGAAGGGCTGCCTGAGTGATGGATGCCCTGCTCTTCCGCCTCGACGAAAACCGCCAATCGCTGCTGATCAAGGAAGCCTGCTTTTCGCGGGTTCTTGAGCTTTGGCACGGCGAGCAGCTTTCCACGCATTGCATCGCCGCGCGCACCGGGCTCGACGAGCGCGAGGTGTGCCGGCTGCTGGAAGAAGGCGAAAGCCAGTGCTGGCGCGACCGGAGGGTTTCGTGATGAACGAGATTGCCACCAATTCCCCGCAATCGGAACTGGTCGAGGCAATCGAACGAGCGCGGGCGCTGCTCGATGCCGGCGATGTGGAGTTGGCGCTCAAAGTTTCGTCCGTTGCCTACGATCAGGCGAAGGCTGCCGCCGGTTCTGCTGAGCGTGTTCGCGCGTCTCGCGATCTCATAGACAAAGCGCGGCGCCTGCAGGCCGACGCGCTAAAGATCGAAACCATGTGCTACGTCGCCATGGCGAACGCGGTTGATGAAGCGCAGACTGGCGGCGTGGTCGCACGGATCGGCCGCCCTGTGAAAGGCAAAGACAACATCCTGAAAATGGATGAGGTGGGCATAGACAAGCGGCGGCTGCACGAAGCGCGGAAAATAAGATCCACGCTCAAAACCCAGCCCGACTTCATCGACCGCATCATTGCGGATCGCTTGGCGCGGGGGCTAGAGCCCACCCGCTCCGCACTGCGTTCTCAAGCCGATCGGTCCGATTCAAGAGGAGCGCGTAATCCGTATCTAGGCCCGGCCCTTGTAAGCGGAGCGCGGCTCGGGAATTTGAAGTGGTACGAGATCGACGCGCTGATACGCGACTACCGGCGCGATCTGGCCTTGCTGGAGAGGATAAAGTCGCACTGCATTCCTGCTGACCCGAACCTTACAATCTTCGAGGTTATGGGACGCGAGCGGTTGGCTTCCATGATGGAGGGAGCCAATGACTGACGTTGTTTTGACCGCACCTGCGCCGATCGCCGACCTGGTAGCCGTGGTGGAGCAAGCTCGGGCGTTGCTGGATTCTGGCGATGTGGAGCGCGCCCTGAAGCTTTCCGCCGTTGTCTATGATCAGGCTAAGGCTGCGGCTGGGTCTGCGGACCGTGTGCGGGCTTCCCGCGAGCTGGTCGACAAGGCGCGGCGGATGCAGGCGGATGCGCTGAAGATCGAAAGCCTTTGCTATATCGCAATGGCTGATGCCGTCGATGCAGCCCAGGCTGAAGGCAAGGTTGCTCGGCAAGGGCAGCGCTCAGATGTCCAAGGCGCGGACATGTTCACCCTTGCGGAGGTTGGTGTGGATCGACGCCGCCTCAGTGAGGCGAGAAAGCTCCGGGACAAGGTGAAAGTCGAGCCGGAGTTCGTCGAACGCGTCGTCGAGGCGCGGCTGGCGGAAGGGCTGGAGCCGAGTCGCGCGGCGCTGAAGAAGGCTGCCGGACATGCGGTCGGCACGAAGACCGCAACCAAGGAAGATCGCGGCGAGGATCTTTACGAGACGCCGATCGAGGCGATGCGCACCCTGCTTGCGCTTGAAAGTTTCGGACTCAACGTCGTCGAGCCGAGCGTCGGGCGTGGCGCGATCCTGCGGCCGCTCGAAAATGCCGGTTATGAAGTGACGATCTCGGATCTCGTCGACCGTGGCATCACAACGCAGCACGGCGCGTGCCAGGGCGTCGGGGACTTCCTGCTGTCGGTGGCAGAGGGCGGCGGCTGGGACATCGTGACCAACCCGCCTTATGGCGTGGCGAACGCTTATGCGGCGCATGCGCTGCGCGAGCACAAGCCGCGCAAGATGGCGCTGCTTCTCAACCTCAACTTCATGTGCGGCTTCGAGGATCCTGACCGGCGGCTCGTGATGGACGAAAACCCGCCGAGCCGGATCTATGTGTTTACGCGGCGCCTGCCGATGATGCACCGCGACGGCTGGGAGGGGAACAAGGCCTCCAGCCAGATGAACACCGGCTGGTTCGTGTGGGAGCGGAACGAAGACGGCAGCTACGGCTCCGGCTTTCCGCAACTGATCCGCGTCGACTGGTCGAACTACCTTTCCGCCGAGCCATTGGCGCCGGGTGAAGGCTGCCATGTCTCGCCTCTGCTCTTCCGCGATGCGGAGGATGATTTCACTCGGACGACGCCGCGCAAGACGCTCGACGAGCGCGTCGAGGAGGAGCGCGTGCGCTCTCTGGTGTGGATTGCCGAGCAGGAACAGTTTGACGCGCTGGGCCTGCGCCGTGGCGTGGGCATGCGGCCCTCGGTGGCTGATGCCGTGATAACCGACTTTCTCGCGCGCGAGCTCGTCGCGCCGGTGGATGGTGAGCACTACGCGATCACTGACGGCGGGTGGCTGGCCTTAAAAGCCATGGCTGGCGCGGTTGTCGGCATGAAGGCGTTGGCTGCCCTCGACCGAATGGAAGGAGTTGCGGCATGAACGCGAACCTTCCGGTGTTCGATCGCGAACGCGAAAAGCAGGTGCTCGATAAGCTGCGCTACATCAGCGACCGGCTGGCGGGCGACCAGTGGGACATGGAGGCGGACCAGGATGGCATCCATGTGTTCTCCACCCGCTCCAGCGGCGAGCAGGTGAAGATCCTGACCATCCACCACGAGGCGACCGTGGACGAGCAGGATCTGGTCGCCGGTGCGCTCGACCACCTGTTCCTGTTCCTCGGCTTCGTCGGCCGCGCCGTGGCGCGCGTGAAGGAGCTGCAGGCGGAGATCGACAAGCTGATCGCCCGCAAGCGCGCCGACGACTACGAGGAGCAGGCAAAGGGCCTCTGTGAAAAACAGGCATTCTGGCGCTTCCTGCAGGCCCAAGGGCTCGACGGGGCAATCACCTCGGCGACGGCTGCCGAGACCCGCATGAAGGGCATGCTCGGCATCTCGTCGAAGGCGGCGCTAAACGGCGACGAGGCCGCGCGGGCGCGGTTTCAGAAGCTGCGGTCAGACTTCTACAAGTGGCAGAAAGGTGACCTCGCGTGAACTTCCTGCTCACCACAGACCAGTTGCGGCGGGCGGCGAACGATCAGGATCGAGCGCTTTGGCTGGCTCGCGCGCCACTCGCATTCTTCTCATGCGAGCATTCGCAAATCATCGAGAGCCTTCTTTTGGAGGCCGAGTTCAAGCCGGGCGAAAACTACTTCAGAGCGGAACGGGCGGCACAACTGGCGCAGCGATCCGTTCGGGGCGACGTCCCTTTCACCATCAACATGAACCGAAACTACAGCTTACTGACGATGCTTAATCCGGCAAGCTGGAGGGGGATTCCGTGAGTGATCACCGCTTCGCAATTATCCCCGGCTGGGTCGTCACGCATCCTGACCTGAAGGGCAAGATGCTGCAGGTGATCTGCCTGCTCGGGCGCCATACCGACAAGCAGGGCTGGTGCCGGCGCAGCCAGGTGAAGATGTCGGAAGAGATCGGCTGCGCGCGCTCCACGGTGCAATCGGCGCTGGATAGCCTGATCGAGATCGGCGCTGTCGAGCGCCGCGAAGTCGTCAGCGAGAACGGCCGGGACAGCGCGCATTGGTACCGCGTGATCTACGATCGTGACACGCCGAGCCATGCTTTCGGCGCATGGGACGGCGATGATGCCGAGGAATTTGATCCTAACACGGCCGGCGTTTGCGGGGGTACCCCTGCCGGTATACCGGCACCCCCTGCCGGTCCAGAGCCGGCACCCCCTGCCGGTTCTGGACCGGCACCTATTAATGACCCCAATATAACTCCCCCTGTTGAACAAGAAGAGAGAGAGCGCGAGCGCGAGAACGGGGAAGAGGAAGAAAATCCGAAAGTGCTGGAGCGGCGGTTCCGCAAATGGTGGTCAGGCTGGCCGACCTATGCGGTGGACGCCGAAGCGCCTACCCGTCGCGCCTGGCTGGACCTGACGCCGGAGCAGCGGAAGGCCTGCGAGGAGCGGACGCCCGACTACCTGGCCGAGGCCAAGCGCAGCGGACGCAAGTTCTCGAAGGCTGCTGCGACCTATCTGTCGGAACGGGCATGGGAGCGGCTGGCTGAGCGATCCTCCGTGCCGGCTGCGCCGGAAACCTTCAACGCCTATTCCCGGCCATGGAGCGCCTTGCGGCTGGCGGAGCTTTCGAAATCGCCCATGCCGCTGATGCTCGATGCTCTCGAGCAGCGGATCATCGAAGCCAAGCCGGAAAAGGAGGAGATGATCTGGCGGGACAAGCGAGAAAAGAAGGGATGGCCCGAGGCGGTGAAGCTACACCAGGCGGCGCTGGACCGGAAGCCTGTTCTGGTGCCGGAGCTGATCGTGACGATCTCGCAGGGCTTCGACAAGGTGCAGGTTGGCGGCGCGGTGTGGGAAGCTTGGAAGCGGCTCCATCACCAGAAGTGCTGGCCTTGGCTGCCTGAGCCGCAAGGGCTTGGCTTCGTGCAGTTCCCTGCGCTCGACGATGGCATTGAAGATCTGGATGAGGCAGTGGCGGATGCGCTTCGCCGGTTCCAAAGGCAGTTGATCGAGGCGAGGAAAGACGATGATGCAGCATAGAAAAATCCAAGGTCAGAAACTCGCATACCGTCCCGTTTCCTCTGCAGAGCTTTCGCCCTACGAGCGTCGGCGCATCGATGAAGGTCAGGCGCGCGCCGAAAGGGCCAGAGCCGCACATGCGAACCTGATCCGGATGGCGGGCAAGGATTGGGAGCGGTTCGACACGATGGCGCGCTGGATCGTCGGGACATGCAGGGCAGGTTCGGAACTGTCCATTCAGGAGGAGTTGAACGAGCAGGGAATCGAAACCTGGTGCCCGCTGGAGCGCTTTCGGACGAGGCCACGCAGAGGCCTAAAGCCTGTGGATATCTATCGGCCCTTCTTCCGTGGCTACCTCTTCCTGAGGGTGGTTCCCTGCCACGAGGCCTATGCCGGGGCGCTCTGCGCATCACGCCTGCAGAGCCTGATGGGCAATGACGGAAAGCCGTTCCTGATGCCGGAAAAACTCATGAACGCGCTGATGCTTCGGGTGAAGAATGATGTGCTAAAACAAGATGATGAGAAGCCCTTGCCGGTGCATGCAGGCGAGCGCGTGACCATCCGGTCAGGACCATTCGCGGACTTCCAGACGACCATCCGCAAGGTGCTCGGTGACCGGTGGAAGGTGCTGGCAGAGGTGAACATCTTCGGGCGCATGACGCCGATCGAACTGGATATTGACTCCGTTGCGCCAGCGCCATAACGATTCTCCCGCGCTGATGGCTGAGTCCATCGGCGACGGGATGACCGGAGCGTCTGATGCTCCTTCGGGATGAAGTTCTCCTCCGGCCCCTGCCCTCCAGTCTCAGGCGAGACATCGATTCAGGGCCAGTGCGCAAGCCATGACCAGATGAATGCAAGGCGGCCTCAACGGTCGCCTTTGTCGTATCTAGGGGTATGGGACGCCTCACAACGCTCAAGCCAAGGCTCTCGACGCTGCCACCTCGCCTCGGTCGTGTTGCCGGTGATGAGCAGGCAAGGCATCGCGAGCGCGATGCGAACCTCGAATATCGCAAATGGTACAAGACGGCGCGCTGGCAGAAGCTTCGGATGAAGGTTCTGATCCGCGACCGCTTCACATGCCAGATGGTTGGATGCGGACGAGTTGACGGGAATACGTCGCGGCTCGTTGCCGACCACAAGAAGCCGCACCGTGGTGACGAGCGCCTGTTCTGGGACGAGCAGAACCTGCAGTGCCTGTGCAAGCCGTGCCATGACCGCCTGAAGCAGCGCGAGGAGCGGCGGCAAGGCTGGTGACCGCAAGGCCGGGGGGGTGGTCGAAAGTCTGGAAGGCCCCCTGCCCCTAGACCCGCGCCCCTCCTATTCGGAGATTTTTTTTACCGTGTCAGACGATTTTTCCGGCCAGAAGACTGAGCTTGACCTGTTCGGCCAGCCGATGTTGCCGATCAAGGATCGGCGCGGCAGGCCATCGTTTGCAAAGAACAAGGAAAATCAGGAACTTGTATGCCTTCTCCGCGCTGCGGGTTGGACGCAAGCGAGAATTGCCAACTATCTCGGGTGCGATGAGAAGACGCTTCGCAAGAATTTTTCCCGAGAGCTTCAGGACGGCGCGGACCTGATCGAAGGCATGGCTCTGGAGATCACGCTGAAGAAAATGAAGTCCGGTAGCTCCGTCGCCATTTCGAGGATGTTCGACATCCTGGAGAAACAGGGCGCCCCGGCCGTCCCGATCCCGAAAGACGACAAAGCCTCCGCGGAAAAGCTGGGCAAGAAGGCTGCGGCGGACCAGGACGCCAAGACAGCACATGAAGGCACATCGTGGGCTTCGCTTCTGCAGTAAAGGCCGATTGGAACTTCGCCTGCCCCGATTGGGTGGAGCGCCTTAGGTCGGGCCGGTCGCTTGTTCCGGATCTTCCCCTGGACCAAGAGGAAGGCGATCGAGCGGTCGGGATCTTCAATAACCTGCGGCTGCCCGACGTTCCTGATCAGCCGTTCATGGCGGACGCAGCAGGTGACTGGTTCCGCGACATCGTCCGGGCCATCTTCGGCTCGATCGACGAGAACGGCGAGCGGCATGTGAGGAATGTCTTCGGCCTGGTGCCGAAGAAGAACTCCAAGACCACCGGTGGCGCCGGAATCATGGTCACCGCGATGCTGATGAACAAGCGACCACGCGCCGAGTTCTTGCTGATCGGGCCGACGCAGGATGTCGCCGACACAGCCTACCAGCAGGCGGCCGGGATGATCGAGGCAGACGAATATCTGTCGAAGCGATTCCAGACGATCGAGCATACGAAGACGATCAAGGATCGCCTCAACAAGGCGAAGCTCCGGATCAAGACGTTCGACATGAAGGTGCTGACCGGTTCGAAGCCTGCCGGTGTCCTCCTCGACGAGCTGCACGTCATGTCGTCCTACTCGTATGCATCACGAGTGCTCGGCCAGATCAGCGGGGGGTTGATCCCGAACAAGGAATCCTTCCTGATCATCATCACCACGCAAAGTGATGAGCCCCCCTCCGGGGTATTCAAGTCAGAACTCCAGTACGCTCGCGGCGTGCGCGACGGCACGATCACCGACAGCAGCACGCTTCCGGTGCTCTACGAGTTTCCGGAAGAGATGCAGACGGCCAAGGACAGGCCCTGGCAAGATCCGAAACATTGGCCGATGGTTCTTCCAAACCTCGGTCTTTCGATCACGATTGATCGACTGGAAGAGGAATGGCGCGCGGCTCAGAAGAAGGGCGAGGAAGAAGAACGCCGCTGGGCGAGCCAGCATCTCAACGTCGAGATCGGCCTGGCGCTGCATTCGGACCGCTGGATCGGCGCCGACTACTGGGAATCATCTGCGGACAAGAGGATCACCCTCGAATACATGAAAGCCGTCTGCGACGTGATCGTCTTCGGCGGTGACGTCGGCGGCCTGCTTGATCTGTGGGGTCTGGCTGCAATCGGCCGTCACAAGGAAACCAGGCACTGGCTGCTATGGGCCAAGGCATGGGCGCAGCCGTCGGTCCTCAAGCGCCACCCGGAGATCGTCGAGAAACTCAACGACTTCGAGCGCGACGGCGACCTGGTGATTTGCAAGCGGGTTACTCAGGACGTCGAGGAAGCGGCCGCCATTATCGCCGAGATACGCGATGCGTGGCTCCTTCCTGAGGAAGGTGCCATCGGCCTTGACCCGAATGGCGTTACGGCTCTTCTCGAAGAGCTCGCCGCCTACAACATCGCCGACCCGATGGTGAAGGCGGTATCGCAGGGCTATCGTCTGTCGCCTTCAATCTTCGGCATTGAGCGAAAGCTTGCCGATGGCACCATGAAACATAGCGGCTCGCGGCTCCTGAGCTGGTGCGTCGAGAACGCCCGCGCTGAGCAGCGCGGCGTCAACGTCTACATCGACAAGAAATCTGTCAGCTCCAAGATCGACCCGCTGGTCGCGGCATTCAATGCTGGAGAGATGATGAGCAGAAACCCGGAAGTAGCCAAGGAGCCAGAATACCAGATGTTGGTGTTCGGCTGACCCATCCGCAATCGCAGAAGAACTGGAGGTCGTCATGACAGTGACGCGCCGCGCATACTCGTCCCTCACCATCAAGGCAGTCGACGAAGAAAAGCGCATCATCCGCGGCATCGCCACCACCCCGGCAGCCGATCGCGTGGGCGACATTGTCGAGCCGCTCGGCGTGAAGTTCACGAACCCGATGCCGTTCCTCTGGCAGCACGACCACAAGCAGCCGATCGGCACGGTGAAGTTCGACAAGCCGACCAAGGATGGCATCACCTTCGAGGCAGAAATCCCCACCATTGCCGAAGACGGCACGCTGAAGGACCGCATCGATGAAGCATGGCAGTCGATCAAGATCGGGCTGGTGCGCGCGGTGTCGATTGGCTTCCGAGCCGTCGAATACGCCTTCCTCGATGAGGGCGGCATTCGGTTCATCAAGTCGGAGGTCTATGAGCTTTCGGCGGTGACCATCCCGGCGCAGCCGGAAGCGGTCATGACAAGCATTAAGAACATGGACGAACGAGGCCTCTCTGTCGTCAAGCAATTCGACGCGAACGCTCCTGCCGCGACAGGCACTATCGAGCGTCCGGTCGATGTCTCTCCCGGCGCTTCGGGAAAATCTCACAAACCCGTCAATTTGCACCCGAAGGAGGGCCATGAAATGAAAACCATTGCTGAACAGATCGCGGCACTTGAAGCCTCTCGGCAGGCCAAGTCCGCACGCATGGCGGAAGTCATGCAGAAGTCGATCGACGAGGGCCGTTCGTCCGACCAGGCGGAACAGGAAGAGTTCGACACGCTCGAACAGGAAGTCGAATCGATCGACGGTGACCTGAAGCGTTTCCGCTCGCTGGAAAAGTCGCAGGCAGCTTCAGCCAAGCCGGTCATCGCCAACCAGATCAAGACCGCAGCCGATGGCGCTGCCGTTCGTTCCGGCACTCCGGTGCAGGTGAAGCCGAACGTCGCCAAGGGCACCGCCTTCACGCGCTATGCCATGGCGCTGATGGCGTCCAAGGGCAACCTGATGCAGGCCGCCGAGATCGCAAAGCGCTGGGATGACCAGACGCCGGAAGTCTCCACGGTTCTGAAGGCCGCGGTTGCCGCCGGCACCACGACCGATACCGCCTGGGCGAAGCCTCTGGTCGAATACCAGAACATGGCTAGCGAGTTCGCTGAGCTCCTGCGCCCTCAGACAATCATCGGTCGCATCCCTGGCCTGCGCAACGTGCCTTTCAATATCAAGGTGCCGCGCCAGACCGGTGGATCTTCGGCGTCCTGGGTGGGTGAAGGCAAGCCGAAGCCGGTTTCTGCTCTGGCCTTCGACCAAATTTCGCTCGGCGTCACCAAGCTGGCCGGCATCGTTGTGATGACGGAGGAGCTCGTTCGGTTCTCCAACCCGTCCGCTGAAGCGATCGTTCGCCAGGATCTGATGGACACCATTGTCCAGACGATGGACCGGGACTTCGTCGACCCTGCGAATGCTGGTTCGGCTGGCGTCAAGCCTGCCTCCATCACCAACGGCGTGACGCCAGTGGTTGCGAGCGGCACCGATGCTGACGCTGTGCGCGCCGACGTCCAGAAGTTGATGGGCAAGTTCGTCACCGCGAACCTCTCCCTGTCCGGCGCCGTGTTCATCATGACTGAAATGATGGCGCTCTCGCTGGCTCTCATGCTGAACCCGCTCGGCCAGCGCGAATTTCCAGACATCCAGATCAACGGCGACAGCGGCGGCCGGTTCTTCGGTCTTCCGGTCGTCCTGTCGGAGAATAGCCCCGCCAACCCTGGTTCCGGCGATCCCCTCGTCGGCGCCGGCGCTCGCATCATCCTCGCCAAGGCGTCGGAGATCATGCTCGCTGACGATGGCGAAACCCTGCTCGACGCCAGCAACCAGGCTTCGCTCGAGATGGACAGCGCGCCAACCAGCCCGCCGACCGCTTCGACCGTGCTCGTCAGCCTCTGGCAGCACAACATGGTCGGCATCCGTGCGGAGCGCTTCATCAACTGGACCAAGCGCCGCTCTGGCGCCGTCCAGTACATCGACAGCGCGAACTACACCGCCGGCTAAGGCCGTACCCAAACATGCCAGTCGCGCTCCGGTGCGGCTGGCTTTTCTCTGGAAGGATTGAGCGATGAAGCATCAAGGCTACCTCAACAGGGCGCTCAAGTCGTCCGATCGGCGCTATGCGCGGATATTCGGCAAATTGGGATACGACACGACCGCGCTGCAAACCGACGCGGGCGCCGACCTTTGCCCCATCCCGGATGATTGGCGAGACCTGCCGTGGCCGGCGCTAAAGTCGCTGGCTGCTTCCGTAAGTGACGACACGATCAAGACCAAGGATGACGCCATCGCGGCGGTCGAACTTGAGCTCCAACGTCGCACCGGCGGAGGCAACCACAATGGCGCGTAATCCCACCGCATCCAACAGCAGCATGATCGGCGGCGGCGCTCTCCGAGCAGTCACCCCGCATGCCAGCGCCGCGCTCCCTGATGGCAACTGCCGCGCCCTCTATGTTGGCGGGGCTGGAGATGTCGCAGTCGTGGCAGTCGAAGACACGGCGCCCGTCATTCTGAAGAACGTTCCCGCAGGAGCCTTGCTTCCAATCCGCGCCAAAGCTGTCCGCGTGACGGGCACCACAGCAACGGACATTGTGGCGATCTACTGATGAAATTCTTTGGGCTCAACATCACCCGCGAGAAGGCGGCCGGCAATCTATCGCGCCCCGACACCCGCGGCGGATGGTGGCCGATCATCAGGGAAAGCTTTCCCGGCGCCTGGCAGCAGAACGTCGAGGTTAGGCAGGAAAGTGTTCTGTCCAACCATGCCGACTTCGCTTGCCGGACGCTGATAGCTTCCGACATCGCCAAGCTGCGCATCAAGCTGGTAGCGAAGGACCGCGACGGGATATGGACCGAGACCAGCAATCCGGCTTATTCCCCTGTCCTCCGCAAGCCAAACGATTGGCAGAACCGCATCCAGTTCATGGAAGCATGGGTTCTGTCGAAGCTCCAGCGCGGCAACGCCTACATCCTGAAGCAGCGCGACGGCCGCGGCGTGGTGGTGAAGCTTTACGTGCTCGACCCCGACCTCGTGACGCCTCTCGTATCTGATGATGGTAGCGTGTTCTACCAGCTGGGCCGGGATCCGCTTGGCGGCGTCGAAGCCGGCGTAACCGTTCCGGCGCGAGAGATCATCCACGATCGGTTCAACTGCTTCTTTCACCCGCTGGTCGGTCTGTCTCCGATCTTTGCCGGAGGCTTGGCCGCTATGCAGGGTATAGCCGTCCAGAACGACAGCACCCTGTTTTTCCAGAATGGTGCTCGCCCCGGCGGTGTGCTTACAGCCCCAGGCGCCATTGGCGACGACACCGCCAAGCGTCTCAAGGAGTATTGGGATACCAACTTCTCTGGCAAGAACTCCGGCAAGGTCGCGGTCTTGGGCGACGGCCTCAAATATGAGGCGATGCGAGCCAAGGCGACGGATTCTCAGCTCATCGAGCAGTTGAAGTGGTCCGGTGAGGTCGTCTGCTCGACCTATCACGTCCCGCCATACAAGATCGGTCTTGGCCCCATGCCGACCGCTAACAACGTTCAAAGCTTGAACGTCGAGTATTACTCGCAGTGCCTTCAGGTGTTGCTGGAGTCGATCGAACTCTGCTTGGATGAAGGTCTGGGCACGGGCGAGAACATGGGGACAGAATTCGACACCGAAAATCTCCTGCGCATGGACAGCGTCACGCAGATGGAGATGCTCGACAAGTCGAAGGGTATCCTCGCGCCCAACGAGCAGCGTAAGAAGCTCGACCTCCCGCCCAAACCAGGCGGTGATAGCCCGATGCTGCAGCAGCAGAACTTCAGCCTCGAAGCTCTCGCAAAGCGCGATGCTCAATCTGACCCATTTGGGGCCACCGCCCCTGCGCCTGCCCCGCCGTCCGAACCTGCGAATGACAACGCAGCCGAAGCGGAAGCCCGGGCAGCGCTTGTCGAAATCTACAAAGGACTTCGCTGATGACATTCGATGGCAAGGCCTTCGGCAAAGAGATCGTCGGCGTGGTCAAGGAATATCTCGCCAAGGAACTGGCGCCGCTTTCGGCTCGCATTGATGCGATCGAGAAGCAGGTCAGGGAGATGCCGGCGCCTGTCGATCTTTCCGAAGATTTGGCCGCGGTGAAAGCCACAGTCGACGCGATCAAGATGTCAGAGATCCCGCCTGCTCCTGAACTTCCAGACGTTGACGCATTGGTGCGATCTGCAGTCTCTGCAGCCGTAGCGGAGTTACCAAAGCCGCAAGACGGCAAAGACGCGGACCTTGACGAGGTTCGGCGCGTGATTGCCGACGAGGTCAAGGAGATACGCGCTGCCGTTGAGGCTATCGAACCCGCACCGCAGTTTTCGGACATCGCGGCAATGGTGTCAGATGCCGTTGCCACCATCCCAGCCCCACAGGACGGCAAGAGCGTCACTGTCGAGGAAGTTGCGCCTCTTATCGCCTCTGAAGTGGACAAACGCATCAGCGAACTTCCGCGGGCGAAAGACGGCAAAGATGGCCGAGACGGAAAAGACGGCAAGAATGGCATCGGTCTAGCCGGCGCTTTGATCGATCGAGATGGAGAGCTTTTCGTCACACTGACCAACGGTGAAACGAAGAATCTCGGCCCAGTGGTCGGGAAGGATGGCACCCCCGGCAAGGACGGCCGCGATGGTTTCAGCCTGGAAGAATTCGACGCGACACTGATGGACGACGGCCGGACGGTGCTCCTGGCGTTCGAGCGTGGCGACCAGTCGTTCAAGGTTGAGCTCGGTTTCCCGGTCATGCTCTACCGCGGCGTCTACAAGGACGGCGAGAAGTACGAGCGCGGCGATACCGTCACCTGGGGCGGTTCCCTGTGGCACTGCGACGGCGAAACGGCCGACAAGCCCGGCGAGGGCGCCAAGTCGTGGACCCTGTGCGCCAAGAAAGGCCGCGATGGAAGGGACGGCACGGTGAAGGAAGTGAAGACCGCGCAGCCTGTGCGCGTTGGTGTGCCGGCGAGGGCTGACTGATGGTGTCGCTTGTAACTTTGGAGCGCGTGAAGGATGCCCTTCGTATCGACGGAAGCGATGACGATACGCTGTTGACGGAGGTCTACATTCCGGGCGCGTCGGGAGCGGTGATCAACCACCTCGACACCCGCGCTGGTGCAGTTCTCGGCCTAATCGACGGTGAGTTGCCGAACGATGCGGAAGTTCCGGAGGTGATCCAGGTATCCGTCTTGCTCCTGCTCCGTCACTGGTACGATCCCTCCGATCTTCGGCAAGACTTCGCAGGTGATGAGTTGCCGCCTTCAGTCAAAGCGGTGCTGAAGACCCTTCGTGATCCCGCGCTTGCATAGGTGATAGATGGTGAAAGCACCGACAGCGCCGGACCTGAACCGCAAGATCACTATCCAACGGGCAACGACGGTCCCGAACGAGTTCAACGAGCCGGTCGAGACGTGGGCGGATGTTGCAACGGTCTGGGCAAAGCGTGAAGACGCCAGCTCCGGCGAGAAAGAAGCCGCAGGACAGGTAGGGGCATTTCTGATGGCGCGGTTCACAGTCCGTAAGAGCAGCCAGACCGACGACATCAAGCAGACCGATCGCATCAGCCACGATGGCGGGATATGGTCGATCACCGAAAAGATGGAGCACATCGATGCGCCACGCCGGTTCATCGTCATCAAAGCTGTCCGGGACGCAGACTGATGTCGAAGATCAAGGTCAAGGTTGAAGGGCTGAAGGAGCTTGATCGTGCATTAGGGCAGTTGCCGAAGTCTACGGCGAAGGGCGTCACCCGCCAGGTATTGCGCGATGCTGCCGAGCCCATGGCCCGCACTGCCCGCCGGCTTGCGCCACGGGATGAATATCATCTCTACGAGAGCATCGACGTCTCCACGCGGTTGAACTCCCGCCAGCGATCGATGCACCGCGAGATCAACAAGCCCACGTTCCAAGAAATGTTCATGGGCACGAACAATCCGGCTGGCGTGCAACAGGAATTCGGCAATGAGCGGCACCCTGCGCAACCTTTCATGCGCCCCGCGTGGGAAGCGGAGAAGATGCCGACCCTGGACCGGATCGGCAATTCCCTCTGGCTCCGCATCCGGCAAGCGACAGAGCGTTTGGCACGCCGTGCCGCACGAGGAAAATGATGGAAGAAACGCTTGTTCAGATCCTGCTGGCAACGCCTGCCATCGTCGCGATTACTGGCCAGAAGATCCGTCTGGGCCGCGCTGACCAGCGGGACGCGCGCCCCTATGTCGTTCTTCAGACTGTGAGTTCGGCTCCGTCCTATCACATGCAGGGCGAGGCCAACCCGGTACCTATCCGCATGCAGATCGACTGCTATGCCGACAAATACGGGCAGGCGAAGACGCTCGCCCGGGCCATCAAGTCAAGGCTTTCGGGTTATCAGGGCGGCCCTTTCAAGGGCGTCTTCATCGACAGCGAAAGAGATCTCCCGGCTGCGGACGCCGGGGAAGTGACCAGCCTGTTCCGCACCTCCATCGACATCACTGTTCACTACGGAGCATAACCATGTCCGACGCCATGATTGGCTACAAGTCGAAATACCGCATCTGGAACGCCGCGGCAGAGCCGCCTGCATTCTTCGAAATCGGCGAGGTCAACGAAATCACGCCCGGTGAAGAAAGCACCGACCGCGTCGACGTCACCCACATGCAAAGCCCCGATCGGCGGCGAGAATTCATCGCCGGCCTGACGGATCCGGGCGAAGCGAGCTTCTCGATCAACTGGGTTCCCGGGAATCCAACCGATGTGTTCCTGCGCGAGATGCGCGCGAGCGGCGCGGTTGTCCAGCACCAGATCGAGTTCCCTAACGGCGTGACCGTCACCTATGACGCCTCCGTGCTGACCTACAGCAAGGCCGTTCCGATCGACGACAAGATGACGGCTACCATCACCGTGGCTCCTTCCGGAGCTGAGGTGTGGACGGAGGCAGCCTGATGGCGAACGCTGCTCGCGGCTCGGTCGCGCTCCAGGCCGGCGACACGGCATATACCGTTTCGTTTTCCGTCAATGCGCTTTGTGAGCTGGAGGAGGTTTTCGGCCGGCCGGCTCCAAAACTTGGGGAGATCTTCGACGACAGCGAAAACATCCGGATCAGCGATGTTCGAAAGCTGATCCTTTGCGGCCTGCATGATCATCATCCCGACGTCACAGAAAAGGATGCTGGTGCGATTGCCGGTGCGGCCGGCCTTCAGGCCTGCATGGACGCAATCACCAGGGCCTTCCAACTGGCGTTCCCGGAGGCGACGGGGAACAGCAAAAACCCTCAGAAGGCGAAGGCTTCCTGCCGCTAGACCTGCTCAATTCATGGGTGGAAAGCGGACAGGATCCTTCGCATTTCTGGCGGCTCACGCTCAGAGAAATACGCGTCATCCTCGACGGCAGCGTAGCAAGGCTAAGGCGCGAGCGAAACGAAAACATCATCCTGGCCTGGCACATCGAGGCACTGGCCCGGACAAAAAAACTTCCGAAGCTGGAAACACTTCTGAAGGCTAAAACCAAGCGGACCGGCCCGATGACGCCGGCGCAACTTGAAGCCACCGTGCGCGGCTGGCTCGCATCTCGCAAAAGCAGGTGATCAATGGCAAGTGCGGTGATAGGCGCCCTGAGGGTCAACCTCGGGATTGATACGGCACAGTTCGTCGATGGCATCAAAGGTGTCCAGGCATCCATGCAGCGGGTCGGCAAGCAATTGCAGGGCTGGGGGACGACCCTCTCTGCCGCCATCACCGCGCCATTGACGCTTGCCGGCGGCGCTGTGGCCGCTGCAGCAAGCAGCATGGCGAAGGACATCGACAGCCTGCGAAAGTCCGCTCAGATTTCCAACGTCGGGTTCGAGGAGTTCCAGAAGCTGGCATTCGCCGCAAAATCGGTCGGGATCGAGGGCGACAAGCTCTCGGACATCTTCAAGGACGTGAACGACCGCGTCGGCGACTTCAATGCCACCGGTGGCGGTCCCATGAAGGACTTCTTCGAGCAGATCGCCCCGAAGATCGGGCTGACGGCGGACGCCTTCAAGAACCTGTCCGGGCCACAGGCGCTCCAGCTCTATTACGACAGCCTCGTCAAGGCCGGCGCCTCCCAGCAGGACCTCACCTTCTATCTTGAGGCAATGGCTTCCGATGCCACCGCGCTTATACCGCTCCTGGCGCAAGGTGGCGAAGGTTTCCGTGCACTTGGCGAGGGGGCGGCCGTCATTCGAGAGGATCAGGCGGCGGGACTTAAAGCGTATAACGACGCGCTCCGAGCTATGGGGGAGGCCCTGAAGGCGCTGACGATTGCCATCGCGACCAGCGGGATACTCGAATTCGTAACGCAGCTGGTGCAAGGCGCCACGAGCCTCATCCAGACCCTGTCCCAGACCAACCCGCAGATCCTGCAGTGGAGTGTCGTGATCGGCGGTGTTGCGGCGGCAATTGGACCAGTGGTTCTTTCGCTTGGCCTCATGTTGACCGCGGTGTCGGCCATCAGCGCGCCCGTTCTTGCCGTTGTTGCCGCGATCGCTGCGACGACTGCAGGAATGGTGGCGCTTTACCAGGCGCTGCAGATAGCAATCCCGTACCTCCAGCAGATGGCAGGCGAATTATGGGCTCAGATAAAGGCGGGCGTGGAAAGCGCGTCTCAGGCCTTCGTTGCGTTCAAGGACCGCGTTGTTCAGATCGCCACGGATATCCTTGATGCCTTCCGGGCCCTGCCCGCGAAGATGATGGAACTAGGCGGGCACATCATCGACGGGTTATGGCAGGGCATCCAGAGCAAGTGGGAAAGCGTCAAGTCCAGCGTCGTTGGCATCGGGGATTCCATCTACAACGGGATCGCAGACTATTTCATCGTCCGATCACCATCCCGCCTGATGCATGAGTTGGGTGTGCATATCATGACCGGCCTGAACAACGGCATGACCAGCGTCGACGTCAAAAGCGGTGTATTGCAGGTTGCAGACGATATCAGCAGTTCGTTCGAAAGCATTGGCTCATCGATCGGCGCGGCGATCAACGGCACCAAGAAATGGTCCGATGTCCTGAAGGGCGTTCTGCAGCAGATTGCCAGCATGGCATTCTCGAAGATGGGCGGCGGCGGAAGTGGTATCGGCGGTCTGTTCAGCGGCATCTTCAAAGGGCTCTTGGGCTTCGCGAATGGCGGCTCCTTCCAGGTTGGTGGCGCCGGCGGCATTGACAGCCAGTTGGTCGCCTTCAAGGCAAGCCCGAACGAGACCGTAAGCATTACCAAACCAGGGCAATCGGCAGGTGGCGGCTCCATCGTCTTTGCGCCTGTCATCAATGCGCAGGGCGCCGATCAGGCTGGTCTGGCGCGGGTGCAGCGGCAGCTGAACGACATGCAGCGAAACTTCGGCAAGATGGTCGATGGCCGGATCGGTGTCTCCAACAGCCGCAAGACGAGGCCGCTCTGATGGGGCGCTTGCTCAACTGGCCGGTCGGCCTTGGCATTCGATCCAGGCGGCCGCTAGCAGGTCCGCGCACCGTTGGCGCGTCCGGCGGACAGGAAACTATCGGCGGGCGCTACCAGAGTGTTTCGTCGCCGTTTGGTGCGTGGAAATACGAACTCCTGCTGCCTGCGGCCAAGGGGCGTATGTACCGGCGCATCGAGGGGCTTGTGACGGCGCTGCATGGCGGCGCCAATGCCGTGCGTGTACCCTGGCCCGTTCCGGACGGGATGACGCTGAAGGAAGCCGGCGCCAAGATAACCGCCGCGCAAGAAAGATCCGGCATGCCGTGGGCCAATGGCCGGTCGTGGTCGAACGGCAAGAACTGGAGCGTTTCTCCACCGAATGTACCGGTCGCCGCGGCTGCCGCCAAAGATGCGACGGTCGTTCGGCTCGAACCGCTCTACTGGGGGCGTTCTCTCGGCATGGGTGACGAGATCGGTTTCTTCCCCTTCCATTTCGGCAAATACGTCGTCACCGAGGATCGTGGTGGCGGTGAGTATCGGATCTGGCCGCCGCTGCGAAAGGCGGTCACGACGGACGATTTCGCCACACTCCAACCGGTACTGGCGATGCGGCTCGATGGCGAGCAGAGCGCGCAGCTGAGCCGCAACGTCGGCCACGGCGACGAAACCACGCTGATCATGACCGAAGTCTTCGACTCCGACGTGCGGCAATATTTTGCGGACTGACAATGCCAACGATCTTTGATGAGGCTGAGCGCGAGTTCTTGCGGCGGCCACATATTGCGCGCGCCTGGTTTGCCGAGCTTGGTCTGCCGTCCGGGACGTGGCGGCTGCACAATGGCGTCGGCACGCAGACTGTAGCCGGCCGCGAGTGGTCCGGCGTCTCCGATCCTGCCGGCCGGCAACTCGTTTCCTTGTCGGCTGTCGAGGATCCGCGGTTCGGGCAGGCGGCGAAGGTGGACATCGTCCTGTCTGGCGTGAACACTGACTTCCTTCGGTCGGTCAAGGATCAGGCGCGGCAGACGGAAGGAGCGCTCTGCGACATCTACTGGTGCGCCTTTGACCAGGAAACGCAGGAAGTTTGGAGCGGCGGCCTGAAGAAGCTGTTTCCTGGTTACCTCTCGTCGCCGAAGCGGCAGACGACGGGTATAGGGCTTCGCACCGTCTCATTCACAGTCGAGACGCTGTGGCAAAGCCAGAACTTCCCCTTCGGCGGAAAGTGGACGGACGCTGAGCAGCAACGTCGGTACCCCGGCGACAAGGGTCTGCAGTTCGTCGGCGTGAAGGTTCAGGAGGTCATTCGCGCGTGACGGATATCCCGGATCTGCTGCAAGCCTTTCTTGCCGAGACGGTCGACAAGCCGATGGTCTGGGGCGTGAGCGACTGCACGACCTGGCCGGCTGAATGGGTCGAGCGTGCCTGCGGCGTCACTCTGCCGCATCTGGCCTATGCCGATCGTGATGAGGCGCGTGCCCTTATCGAGAAGGCGGGTTCGCTGGTGGCGGTGTGGGATGAGGCGCTTGCCCAGACGCATCTGATGGAAACGGGCGTGCACGAAGCGGGCGACGTCGGGATCATAGAAACGCATGCCTATGGCCAGTGCGGCGGGATCTTCATTGATGAGAACTATTTCGCATGGCGCGCAGAGCCGCAGGGCTATCGCGTGCTTCGCCCTCGCCCACGCACAATCCTGAAGGTCTGGTCGATCCGATGAAGCTTGCAAAGCTGATGCTTTCCAGCAGCGCCTTATGGGCTGCGATGGTGAGCCATGCCAACGCGGACCCTGTTTCGCTGATCGCCACGGCCATCCATGGCTTCCTGCTGTCGAGCACGGCTGTCGCGGCCACGGCCGCTGGCACGATCGCAACGATCGCGGCCAACGTCATTGTCGGTGGCGCGGTGGTTGCAGCCTCGCTTTTCGGGGCGCAAAGGCCGAAAGGCGGCGCGATCAAGCCATCTGACGCAAAGAACACCTTCGAAACAGGTGAAAGCTCGGTCATCGAAGGCGTTGGCCGCGTCCGCGTGGGCGGCCTGCAGGCTTTTGGGAATACGGATGGCAGCACGCGCGCCCGTCTCGTCTGCCGCCTGCAGGGGCCGGTGGACGCTTTCGAGACCTATTATCTCGGTGGCCGCGAGGTCATCGTCGAAGCCAATGGCGATGTCAGCTCCCCACCTTGGGCGCGCCCTGGCGGCTCGTGGGCGAACTGGAAAGATAAAGTCGGCACCGGCACCGAAACAGCCTGGTCGGGGCTCCTTGACCTGTTCCCGACACTCTGGACGAGCGCACACCGGGTGCGGGGTATCGCGCAGTCGCAGTTGCTTTTCTACAATCCCGGCCTGGCCGAAGAAAAGTACCTCAGCCTTTACCAGAACGGCGCGCCGAACTCGGAAGTTATCGCACGCGGATCCCGGATCTACGATCCGTTCGATGAGGACTGTGACCCGGACATCCCGGCAACATGGGTGTGGAGCGAGAACTCCGTCCTCGTCTGCGCGCATGTCCTGCGGCGCGATCCGGCATTCTCGGCTGCGCGGTTCAACTGGCCTCGCATCACCGTCGAGGCCGTCAAGGCTCAAGCCACTGTTGCCACCAGGACTGGAACGGAAAAGCGCTCGCGCCTGTGGGGCATGTGGGCCTGGGAAAGCGAGCGCGGCGACACGATGCACCAGTTCCTGGACTCGGCTGGGCTGGAGATCCGGCTGGACGAGAACGGACTGATCTATTTTGAGCTGATCGACGATGAGGTTACGCCGGAAATCAGCTTCGAGCCGCGGGACATGTACGACTATGGGTGGCAGTCCGGCCCCGAGGCTGTTGATCGCCCGAACATCTGCCGCCTGCGCTATTACTCGCCGGAGCGGAATTACGAGCTGGCGGACCTGAACCTTGCCGGCATCGCATGGGCCGTCGTCCAGGACGAGGTCGATCGATACGGTCCGAAATACCTCGACATCGAACTGCCGTTCTGCCCGTCTGCCGCGCAGGCGCAGAGGATCGCTCGGCGCAAGTTCGCCGTGGCCCGGGCCGACCGCGTTCGCATGGTAACGAACATGGTCGGGCTGGCCGCATGGGGTCTGCTTTATGCGCAGATCGAGGAGCCGGATCTTGGAGACATCCTGAACGTCAGGATGGAGGCGCCGCGGATTGATGACGAGAACGGTTCAGTCGAAATCCCCTGCACGGTTTGGCCATCGCTGCCGGCATGGAACCCATCAGTTGATGAAGCTCTGCCGCCTGAGGTCATCCCGGAACTTGGCTATGAGAGCAACCTCATCACACCGAACTCACCGAACGCTGCTATCCAGATCACCTATCCGAATGGGGCTAAGGAACTGCGGCTCGGCTACAGCCTGCCGGCCCAAGCCTATAACATCGTTGAGGCAAACTTTCGGACATACACCGGTGGCCTCCCGAACGCCTGGCAGGGGATGAACGAGATCGGCGGAAACGTTGCCTGGGAGCCAGGTGACTTCCTCGGCCAGACGATCGGCGCCCGGGTACGGGTCTTCAACGGCGATGACGGGTCGTATTTCTCTGAGCCAGCCAATCTGACAGTTGGCAGCGACAACACACCCTGTTCCGCACCTGTGCTTGTCACGGGTGGCAACACGACAGAACAGCTGGGCGGACTGGATGTAAAAGTACGGGCAACCGATGTGCAGTGCGCCGCAATCCGCCTGCAGCGGAAGGTCGCTCTTGGAGCCTACGAGACCATCGACACGAAGAACGCCCGCCCGATGCAGGAGTTGACGTTTGTCGATCCTCCGGTGGACGGACAGTCGCCTGGCACAGTTATAGCCCGGCGCCTGCAGACCCTCACGAGCGACGGCACGGCCGGCACCGCTCTGATATTCGAATACACCGTGCCTGACGAAGGCGGTAGCGGATAACATCCTCACATCAGGAACCTATCATGGGCATCTTTACGAAGCTTGCTCAGCAGATCTTTGCGTCTGTTGACGAGAACGGCAACGCGCGCTCCATCTCCGAGCAGGAAGCGGCGGTGTGGGGCACAGAACTTGAACGCGCTGTCAGCCTGTTCATCTCGTCCGGCGGACTGATCTACCCCAGCAAGACGGCCTTGGACGATGACGTCGCGCATGGCGCCAGCGCAATGGCCTGGGTGCTCGGCGATCCGGTTGTCGCGAACAATGGCGTCTATGGGAAGGTTGGCGCATCTGGCACTGGATCCTGGGCACGTCGCGGCGACCTGCCGTTCTCGTTCATCATTGCGTCCGACGCTGGCGCCGGCACGCCTAATGCTCTCCAGGCGACAACCAGCATCCCTGTCTCGGGTTCAGCGCTCGTCTGGATGAATATCTTTGAGGCGAACACTGGCTCGCCGGTGACGGTCAGCTTCAACGGCGGTACTCCGCTTACGATAAAGACTAACAGCGGCAACGATATTGCTGCGGGCGGTCTCGCGGCCGGCATGATTGTGCTGGGCATCGTGTCTGGTACGAGCTTCCGCCTCCTGAGCGATCAGGCGTCTAGCGCCGTTGTGGCCGCGGCCGAAACTGAAGCGAACAGGGCAAAGACTGAAGCTGACCGAGCCCAGACCTACGCAGCGGGCGTCCAGTTCCCTGTTTCCTATGCAGCACAGTCCCTCTCTACCGCCCAGCAGGAGCAGGCGAGGCAGAACATCGGGATTGGTGCCTACGCTATTGGTGGCTACGGCGTATTCATGCCCGAAACAAGGCCGTGGTTGGAATACATTTGGAGCCACGGTCTTAGTGAACCACGGCGCTCGTTCAGCTATGCAGTCGATGCTGCGGTCGAGGAGATTGTCGATAGCGGGGCTTGGGCGTTGCTGGACTATTTGGGTGTCTGGTTCGGCCCATCGTGGGCATTGTCTCGCGTGAGCTTGAAGTCGCCCGGAGCGGTCATGCCGGATTTTACGGGTGGGGATTTGTTTGTCCCCGGCGTAGGCGTCAAAGGCGACCCGACAAACTATGTCTTGTTCGACAAATCGCCATCGCAGCTTTCGCAGTTCAAGCGCAACAGCGCCAGTGTAGGATTGATGGTGTCAGGCGGGACATCCGTCCTGAACGGAGCGTCGATCGTCGGCGGAGCGGGAACGGCAGGGTTCACTCTCCGGCCCGTTGACGCGTCCAATAACCAGTCCGTTCGGCTGAACCAGTCGACGGCCCTTGTGACGGCCGCTGGCTTCCGGGACGGGTTCGCCGCAGGCTCTCGCACTTCGGCAAACGACATAGCCAACTATCGTGACGGGGCGAAGATCGGCGCATCTGCCGCCTCCCCAACGACGACCGATCCTTCAACAGCAAAAATGACGGTTTTCGCCCCGGCAGAAGACCGAGCCGCACACGCCTATTTCGTTGGCGGCGGGCTGACTGACGATCAGATTTTCGCGATCAATTCAGCCATACAAACCCTACGTTCGCGCATAGGAGCATTCTAATGGGATTCTATCAGAACATCGCCGCTCGTGAACGTAGGCGGACAGCGATCCCAGGCAAGTGGAAGGAATTGCTTTGGGCCGACACCCAGCCCAAAGCCATCAGCCTGGCATTGCATAAGCTGTTCTTGGCGGACCTGCCCATCTACCACGCCGATGCCGATAGTTGGGTTATCGGAGGCGACCTCTGTAATACTGGCCTTGACGGTCCAGAGGAAACACCGGCCGTATATAAATACGCGGACTTGAGCGCCGATCTCGATAGATCACCTATACCGCGGGCGAATATTTTCGCCATTCCCGGCAATCATGACGGAAACTACGGCGGCTCGACCACGAGCCAACTCGCACGGTCGTGGGATGAATACCTGAAGTTCTTTCCGCGTATTTTTTACCATACCATTCAAGGTAATGTTCTGCGGGTCTTCATCGGCGACATGGTCTTTGACGGCCCCGGTCAGATCACAGATGTCGCGTTCGACTGGTTCAAAGCGCTGGTGCGCCGACATCAGCACTACATGATCATCCTCTATGTCCATCAACCCTTTCGCGGAACACTCGGGACTGACGTAGACGCGTCGGACAGTGACCGCATCCAGCGCAACTCCGAGCGCTTCACCTCGATCCTTGGTACGCCGGGATGTCGCGTCGATCTCGTCGTCTCAGGTCACAATTCATTCTCCGGAACGAACACGGGGCTGACAGACCCGCTGACAGTCGCACACGAGTTCAAGTATGGCGCTTGGCACGTCAATGTCGGCCTGCACACCGATAGCTACGTGGAAACGGGAAATGATGTTTCTTATTGCGTCATGGAGTTCGTCCACGGCAGCCGTTACGTGCGGGTGCGCCGATGGAATGCGTCTAAGCGCCAATATATTCCGTCCAAGGAGTTTTCCGTCAGGGCTCCAGCCCCGATACAGATTACACCGACACTTACGTTCGACGGCCGCAATCAGTTTGACGAGCGGTCCGGCGTTATAGATGTTGAAGACAAGCTCACGATTACGCGTGCGGTTAAAAGGGACGTGAACACCGGAGGTGTCTGGACTGTGTCGGAAAAGCCCCAGGTATTGCTTGATCTTATCCTTCAGGACACACAAGGTGACGATCTACCGGCCGGCGTAGGGCCTGCGATTGCTTTCCAGGTTCCGGGTGCTGCGGGAGGTGACGACGCTGGTATCCACGCCTATGGATATGGAGGCGCAGTGTGGGCAGCACGTATCGGAACTGGTGATGCGAACTGGGCGGCTACGCTGAAGCTTCTTGCATCACCAGCTCCGGGACCTGGAGGGCAGACTATCGACACGCTCACATCAGTCACCACGATCCCGGGGTGAGTGGCCCTTGGTCGTAACGAACAAGAAAACGACACGCACGCTGTAGGTTGGCCGAGAATCGGCCAAATATGGCGCGCAATCTGGCTCTTGCGGATATCAGAACGTTGTCATAGAACGTCCGACTTTAGCGAGCATTTCGATAAAGGGCGTTCT